ATCATCCGCTTCTTTATGAAGGGGATTGCCATTCACTTCAATATCAAAAATATTTGGTTTAATACCACGACGAACAAGGTAGTCCCTGTTATTTACAGAAAACTCAATCTCAACCAAACAATCCTTTTCATTAGTTGTGTTGACTAACTGTGGTTTATTGATTTTTCTGAATGGTTTATTAAACAGAACAAAAGTAAGGGCGTCAAGAACAGTAGACTTACCTGCCCCATTGGTTCCGATAATCAAATTGGTATGATTTTTCTCAAAGTCAATTTGTGTAAATTGGTTTCCAGATGAGAGAAAATTTTTATACCTAATCTTGTGAAATACTAACATTTTTTGGGGGGATTACAATATCGTCAGGAGTGATCACAGCATACTTATAATTATAGAGCTTACATGTCTTTATGGCAAGCTCATCATCAACTTCTACTACATCCATTTCAGTTTCTTCTTGATCTTCTAGCATCAAGGCATATCGTGTAGCATCATCCTCTTCCTCAAATAGAAATAAAACTTTTTGACCGTATTGATCTTGAACGGCATAAGCACCGTCGTCTTTTCTATCTTTGAGTGTAAGGAGAAACATTTACTCTACCTCGCAAGCCTGACGATAAAGATCTTGGAAAATACCCTTGATAATGTTCTTATCAAAATCAAATTCTGAATCGTCAATATAACGATTTAAGATTGACATTGTATTTTCTTCTTCATCAACCTCAAAATCTTCACTTTCTTGGATGTCAAAATTTTCTACAATTTTGAGATCTTGAACTCCTACTGTATAAAGTTTATCAATGAATTTTTCAAAGTCTTTTGGTTTAGACTTTTTACGAACAATAACCTTTACAATTTTGTTTTCATATTCAGTAACATCAAACAATTGGTAAGGAGTATCCTCGTAATAAATGTTATAGAATAATTTATAAGGATTGTTGATTGGAGTGTGCTCTAGTGTTTCCGTATCAAAAATATGGAATCCACGAGTGTCATTTACATCCGTCCAATACATTTCATAAGGATTGCCAAGATAGAAGATACGTCCATTGTCAGAACGAGTATGGTAATGCCCAGAAAATACCTTTGTGAAGTTGTTAAAAATATCTGCTTCCAGTCCATGCTCCTCCATAATCAGATTGCGGTTGACACGGAATCCCTGGAGTTCTAGGTGACCCATCGCAACCTTCGCTTTAGTCTTTTTGATTTGATTGAAAGTTTTTTCTTGGTTCTCTGGGTTGATCCAAGGCAATACCAAAATTTTTAATCCACCAACATTTATTTCTGTTGCTTCACTATAAGTCTTGATATTGGAATAAGTTTGAAGAAGAAGACCTGGTGAGTTTACGTTATTGGTATTCTTGTAGTATGTGTCATGATTACCAATAATCATATGGACATCATACTTTTTAAGTGAATCAAATACAACTCGCTTTGACCATTCAAGACTTTGATAATCAATAGACTTACGACTATCAAAAGCATCGCCCATATGAATGACTGCCTCTACCCCCTGTTCTTCAAGGGTAGGGAAAAATACATTCTTGTAAAAGAGTTCAAAGTAATCATGAAGATACTTTGATCCTTTTTTGGCACCATAATGGGTGTCCGTAATAATGGCAACCTTCATCGGTTAGTTTTATACGTGATATTGTCTTTAATGGTATTATAGTCGGAACTACTACCAGAAAGCAAGCTATCGTCAACCATCATAACCTCATCAAAACCAGTGCGTTCAATGATTTTGGTTTTAATATCTAATTGCTTTTTCTCCTTCTGGATTCTTCTCAAAAATGCATAATGAATAATTTGAGTAAAGTAGGCAAAAGGATTTTGAGACTTTTCTGGATTAAAATTGTGAATATACTGGACGCAGTTTTCAATCCCATCAGAGATCATATCGTCCCGAAACATGTAATTCACAAAGTTCGGTTTATATGAAAGGTGTGTAGCGATTTTCAAAAAACACTCACCCAGATAGTTTGTAATACGTGGTTTAGGAAGTCCTTGTTCTTTAGCAGCAGCGACCTTGTTTCTATAAACGATCAGTGCTTCAAGTAACTCCTTGTTGTTAACATAATGTTCTGATTTTTTCTTTGGCATAGCATTGGTTTAAGAAATCTTATAAGTTAGATTCATTATACCACACTTTTAGGGCTTGACAACATTTAAAAATATGTGTAGACTACCTTTGTCCCGGTTGAAAGATGAGATTTAGTTTTCTTTAAGACCTTTAAAGATCCTTTCAAGTTTCTTGCGAGCATCATCGACGGAAGAGATATATCCCATTTTATCAGAAACTTTTACTTGCCCACTTGGATGATAAACATCTACGCTATCATCGTCATCATTAATATATGATTCATAGACTTGAATGACTTTTTTATCTTTTGTTTCAGTCATCGTAATTACACGATCAAGTCTAATGATAAAGATATCATCATCAGATAATTCCATCCAAGGTTTTACTTTGATATATGATCCTGTTGGAGAATGAATCATTTTCATCGTAAGAGGATTTTGGAGAAGAATAAGAGGATCACCATCATTCTCATCAATTGAAACGAGAGCAATGATTTCTTCTCCTGAAATTAATTTAATGATTGCGTAAAACTCTTCTCCCATTAGTTTTTAAGTGGTATATTTACAATATCATAATTAAAGTTTTCTTCGTTATAAACTTTGATTCTTTCGATTAAGTGATTGAGAGTATAATTTTTTCTTGACTTATAACTGATATCATCGGCAATGTCGTATAGAGTTGCCTTTGTTTTATTGTCCCCTTTTCTTAGGACTCTTCCAATTGATTGGAGGTTTCTGATTCTTGATTTACTAGGGGAAGCAAAGATAACGTTATGTAGATTTCTGATGTTAATACCAGTAGAAAAAGTCCCGTAAGAAGCAACGATGATTGCATTATTTTCCTTTTCAGTAATTTCTCTAACTTTTTCTCGGTCTTCAGTATCTACACCACCATGTACAAAAAATACATGACGATCTTCAGCGATACTCTTATTTATGAGTTCGTATAAAGGTTGTCCGTGACCTTCGACTCTTGAGAAGAGAATCAGTGTATTACCTTTGAGATCAAGGGCAAGGTTCTTGATAAACTTATTGCGTTTTTCGTGATTGATAATATACTGAACCTCATCCTCAAAAGTTTCAAACTTATTCGGTGGGTGTTTCAATAGAAGTATATTGATATCCAGCTTGGCAACGTGACCCTTTTGCATCAGTTCTTCTGTTCTGATAATCTTATAAGAAGGACCAAATAAACCTTCTAGAACCCACTTATGCGTCTGTGTCCCATCAAGTGTTCCAGTAAAACCGTAACGAAATTTAGCATCAGAAAGTTTTGTCATTATAGATACTAATGACTTTGATTTAAACTGGTGTGCTTCATCTCCAACAACCACATTAAATCTTGAGAAATATTGTCGGGGAAGTTTGTAGATGGACTGCCAGGTCGTAATGATAACCTGAGAGTTCGTTTCTCTTTCTTTACCTGCGTATATCTTGTGGCAATATGAACCCACATCCCACCCATAATCTGCAAAGTCTTTATACATCTGTTCTACAAGCGATGTCGTCGGAACGACTATCAGAGTATTTTGTCCTTTCTCAACGTAATATCGGACAATTGAGTATATCATCAACGACTTTCCAGAAGCAGTTGGAGATATCAGCAACTTGCGATTATGTCTTAAAGCGTCGTATACTCCCTCAACTTGGTACTCACGGGGAGCATACTTACAAATAGAAGTCATATAATCCTTTACGCCTTCTTTTGAAATCATATCGTTGACTTCAAAAGGAAGACCGTAAAACTTATTGTTTGTAAACTCGTAGGTATACTCGTGATTTTCACAGAAGCGAGTGAGTTTGTCTAAAAGACCAACGTAAATCTCACCAGTCTGTGTGTTAAACAAACGTATTTTTCCATCCCAGTGTCTATTGCGGAACTGGGGCATGAACTTGGCACCTGGTACGTCAAATGTGAACTGATCTGCGAGTTCATAATAGACGTGAGGTTCTGCTTTTACCTGAAGATAGACCTCATTCTTTTTCGATATAACCAAGTGTGACATAAGTTCATATCAATACAAAAATATTTATTGACATAAAAAAAGGGGGTCAATTGAACCCCGCTTGGAACCGATGCCATTCAATAGCATTTTTGATTTGATAAGTTCTGTTGGAAATTGTTTTAATCACTTCCTCAAGAAATTTGAGCATGATGTCATAGTATCTTATTTTAAGTTCAACTTTACTTAACTTCTCATCCCCATCCATATGCCTCTGTAACGCCTCTTTGTCCCTTACTTTATATGGGAAGGGTTCTTCTTCGTAGACCTCTATAGGTGCCTTTCCTGTGTAGTAATTGTATCGTTCAAGTTTGACTCTGTTGTAAGTTTCTCTTGCCTTCTCTCGCAAGAGAGTAATTGTATTATAGATGGTATAATACTTTGCGTGTAGTTGAGGAATTTTTAAAGATTCATCATGTAAATTATCAGGATCAATGACAGAATCTCTCTGCCACATTTCCTGAATTTCATCAAGATTCATAGAGGATCGCCGTTCGTATCAACAATATTATACACAGTATACTTGAATGTTGCCTCTGCTGTAAAGTACTGAATGTCTGTAAGAGTGGAATCAAATTCCAATGATGTTAGTGATACTGGAAACAAGTCTTTAAATTTTACGTTGGCAGTTGGTCTATAGTTTGAATTCAAAATACTTAATGATCCATCACTGAACTGTTCTTTTAAATCACGAATACCATCATCATTTGTAGTTAGATTTTTGAATTGATTTGTCGTTTCTGGAAATCCTAAACCAGTCAACCAATTATGAACTGCCATGTAATTTTCAAGACTTTCATCAACTAGAAAACTAATCGTTAAATCTCCATACGTCAACTTTTCACCAGGCACGTCCAGGTCTTTTAGGTATGATGGTTGGATTGCTGTACCAAGAGTTATTTCTGGTATTCTTGAAGAGTTACAAAAAAATGAAACTTTTGGATATTTTGCCAGTGTAAATTTAAAACCAACTGGCGACAAAAAGTTTCTATTTTGTATTTGATTACTAAACGCAGATGCCATTTTATTTTTATTTAGATAAGTGAACTTGAAAATACTGTATCACCACGGTCTTCATTATAATGCCTTACCCTGTGGCAATTGCTACATAGCATCACACATTTCTCTATTTCTTCTAAAATAACATTCCAATTTCTATCTAAAGATGGGGCAATTTCAAATTTTTTTTCCAGTGGATTTATGTGATGAAAATCATACGCTGCCTTATGAAATGTTTTCCCACAATCACAACATTTGTTTCCAAATTTCTGTATTAGTAAATCTTTACGTTTGTCCCTACGTCGTCTTTGATATTCATTACGTTCTTCTTTATTTAATCTGGGCATAAGTATACAATATATTGTATACTTTATTTATAAAAAAAGAGACCCTTTCGGGTCTCTTGGATGGAATTGTGATCCCGTGATCACATTAAATTGGTAACCTTGACTCTTCTGTAGTAAACGTTGGAGTTTCTTTCCAGAACGCCAGGATTGGTGAGGGTAGCACCTTTTGCGAATGGGTTGGCAACAATTCCATAACGGGTCTTGAAGCCAATTTTTGGCTGGAAGGTGTTCTCGCCAACGGCACGTACCATCTGGAGAGGTACGTATGGGCAATAGAACAGACCAGCGTCGTAAGGTGAAGAACCCTTATAACCAACAACGTAGTACTGGTTAGCGGAGTTGTTCGCAGCGTATGGGTCAATGTATACACGGAACTTACCAGCAAGAACACCAGCGAAGGTGTTACCAGTGTCATCAACGTTGAGGTTAGCGTTGAGGGCTGGGGTGTAATCAAGTACACCAGCCATGGTCAGAGCGGAGGCAACGTCTGCGGAGCAGAGGATCATGTTGCCCTTCCCTCTACGAGTTCTTTGGGCGATTTGGTTAGCATCACGCTCGATCTGGAAGATCAGACCCTTGAACTTCTCAACTGACCAACGACCGTTGGAGTCAACGTCAAGGTCAAAAGTACCAGCAGTTGCGGTGTTGACAGCAGCACCAGTTTCAGCAACGTTGTAGATGGTACGGATGACTTCACGGTTGATTTCAGCAAGAATCTCAGTTGACAGAATGTTTGCCAACTCAGCTTCTGCGTTCAGACCGTGAATTGCCTTGAGGTCTTGAGCGAGCTCAAGTGAGTACTCAGCTTTCAGAGCACGTGACTTAGCAGTAACGGTGACTTTCTCGATTGAGAATGCCATCTCGTTGAACTGGTCGCCAGCGCCTTGACCCAGATTTTCTGAGTCATCGGTACGCATACCCTGACCTACGTTGTAGGTGGTGGCAGTTGCGCTACCGATTGGGTTCAGAGCACCAGGGTTGGTTCCAGCCTGAGCGGTAGTACCAAGACCAACACTACCATCGGTGAATCCGTTGGTGAGGTTGAATCCACTATCCTGACCAGAGAATGCGGAATCTACTTCATTGTAGAATGCTTCCGAACCGGACTGGTTGGTGTAGCGTGAACGCATTGCGAAGATCAGTCCAGTAGGACCATTCATTGGTTGAACGCCAGCCAGGTCATAAGCAACCAGGTTAGGCATTGCACGTCTGATCAGGGAGATCAGAACGGGGTCAAAACCAGCAACAGGTGAAGATGCGCCTGCTGAGAAACCAGCATTTGAACCACTGTTGGTGTTTACGGTTGGAGCTTCATAGAGAAACTCACGCTCTTCACGAAGAGCTCTTTCTTGGTTCTCCAGGAGAACGGCAGTTACCATTCTACGATGTGAATCTCTGATTGGATCAAGACCTTCGTAGTCAAGGAGTGGTGCCCACTTCTCCTGCAGGTGTTCTTGGTTGAACGCTTGCATTTGATTTTACCTCTTTTGAAAAAATTAGTTTGAACTATAATCTAAAAATCACTTTTTAGAAACTCTATTCAGAGTCTGAAGATATGACTCCATCAAACCAGAAACTGGTTTGAAATCAGTCGATGAATTTTCTTCAGAAAGATTCTCCGAATTGTCTCTTTGAGTACCAGTGTTTGATGGGAAGTATGATTCCCTCAGCGTTACTAGCTTCTCACGATAGTCTGCTTCACTTTCAAACTCAACATTTTCGGCAAGAGAAGCGAGTTTGTCCTTCTGAGAAAGTGCTAGACCCTCAGCGACTTCAGCAAAGATTACATCAGCAACTGACTCGGCTAATCTTCTATTAAGAGCAACATTTCTTTGAATTTGCTCGTTGAGTTTTTCTTCCATTTCATCAAGTTTATCTACCATGCTCTCGATGACATCATATCTATCTTCAGGGATTGTTACATAATGATCTTCAAAAAGACTCTTCATTCCGGCAAGGAATGATTCGGTCATTTCGGTCTTAAGACCGTGCTCAACTGCGAGTGCATTTTCTTGAATCCACTCGTCAGCAACATACTCAAGATAAGCATCAACTCTATCGGTGAGTTCTTCTTTGATTGATTGAACTTGCTCAACCAAAGACTCTTCATACTGAGACTGAAGTTGCTCTTTGATTTCAGCAACCTTTGACTTAATCGCAGCCTCAAAGATAGTACGTGCTTTTTCTTGGAACTCTTCAGAAAGTTCCTCACCTTCTAGAAGGGCTTGAACATCTTCTTCGATGTCAAACTCTTCTTTCATTTCATCTTCATCTTCTTCGTGCTTTTTACCTTCTTTCTTTTCGCCTTTTTCTTTTTTACCTTCTTTGTGCTTGGGTTCACCAGGCTCTTCATCGTCGGCAGCTTCAGCAACTACTTCCTCATCATCTTCTAGTTCTTCTTCATCAACTAGATCCTCTTCCTCGTCAGTCTCTTCTTTGACTGCACCAGCGGCAAGTTTTGCCATAGGATCAGCGGCTTTAGCACCTTTGTTTACAACATTCTTGACTTGAGCAAGTGTTGAACCAGGTGTTTTCAGTTGTGCTGAATTGTCATCTGATCTATAGTTTTCTGGGGTAGGACCGCCTAGATCTTCCCAACTACCTGTTTGTCCAGGAGCAATTCCAGTGGACAA